CAACGACATTAGCGAAATAGCCTTATTAACATTGTATGATGGAGAAAAGCCCGCTGGAATTATTGGTCTATCGTTTTGTAACGGTAAAAAGATGGACAAACAACTGGTTGGAAAACATATCAGAAGCAGTGGCATAAAAGTAGCCACATTACTATCACAAATAAATGATTAAGACTATGGAATTAAGATTAGAACGTCTATGGCCAAAAGAGGCTTATACAATTGGCAGACTATATATCAACAATGAGTTTTTCTGTAATACACTAGAAGACAAAATAGTTGATAAAAATAAAAATGGAATATTCGATAATGGAGAAAAAAAAGTTTATGGAGAGTCGGCAATTCCGTATGGTACTTATAAGATAATCTATAATTGGTCTCCAAAATTTGGTCGTAATCTCCCAAGATTATTAAACGTTCCTCATTTTGAAGGTATTCTCATACATAGTGGCAATACTGCCGCAGACAGTGCTGGTTGTATTTTAGTGGGAAAAAATTCAGCGGTAGGTCGATTATCTGAATCAAGATATACTTCTGATTGCCTTAACAGAAAGATTGAAGAGGCACAAAAAAAAGGGGAACCAATTACTATCAGTATTGTATGAAACCAATTACTATCATAAGTTGTATTCTTTGTATTCTGTTACTCGGTTCATGCGCTACTTCTAAAAATACGGAGCATCAACAACAGATAGATTACTCCAGTGAACTGCAACAACTTCGCAACTCACTGGATTCTCTTCACATGGATATTGACAAACAATCTAAAGTAACGGCAGACAAATTGAGTAATTTAAAGTTAGAAAATAAAACTGTGTATTTATCAATGCCAGACTCTACCGGGAAACAATATCCAATAAAGCAAAGCATAACTAATATAAACAAACAAGATACCGAGCATACAGAATCAGCTGAAACATTATCAATATCCATTTCACAAATATCATCCAAGCTAGACTCTCTATACCAAAGGGTTAATGAACTTAGCAAATCGTCAGGAAAGACTATAGAATTAAGTTGGTGGGATTTACATAAAGATAAGATTTATCTATCGGCAATAATTACAATGCTAATAACAATATTTCTTGTTAAAATCAAAAAATCATATCATTTATAACAACCACCTCTATAGCAAAAGACTATTCTTGATAAAACATTAAGAAGTTATGGATTTACATATTAAAGATAGATTGCTTATTCCTTCTATTTTTCCAGAACGGGGAAATTTTATGGATTTTAATTTGAAAAAGTCTATCGCCCGAAAAATTGCTATTTCAGAGCAAGACAGAAAGGACTATGAAATAGTCGAAAAAAAGGAAGAAAAGCGAATTGAATGGAACGTTCAAAAAGACGCAGAAACCCCATTAGTGGTAGAATTTTCTAAAGAAGAACTGGATTATATGCGTAGGTCTTGTGAAGCTATTGCAGAACAACAAATGCCAGATGAAATGTGGGCTGTAGTTGAACGCATCTATAACGAAGCACAAAATTGATTTCTTACTTCTTTACTCACAATCATATCTTCCATACGAATGGGAATCTGTCTTACTGTACGGATTCCCATTTATTGTTTTAAATTAACAATATGGCTGTAGGATTAAAAGCACCAAACATAAAAATTGATTTCAAGCCATCTCCCAAACAATATGAATTATGGAAATTACTTCAACCCGACTATTGCCCTCATTGTGGAGGGCATATATCACAAAAAATGGTCGGACATGATATTAAAGGAAACCCACAATATAAACCATATTGCACATCGTGCGGCTCTGAGAATCTACCACAACTTATTTTAGGAGGCGGTGCAGCCGGAGGTGGAAAGTCTTACTTAGGAAGTTGCTGGCTTGTCAGTAGCTGCATGAGATTTCCAGATATACGTGCCGTTGTAGCTCGTAAAACCTTAAAGAGCCTAAAAGGTTCTACTTGGAATACCATAAAAAAAGTATGTAAGGAATGGGGGCTAAAAGAAGGGGTGAATTACAAAATAAACAACCTTGATGGGATATTGACATTTTGGAATGATTCAGTCATCATCATGCAAGAAATGGTTGACTTACCTTCAGACCCTAACTTTGAACGTTTCGGGTCTTCAGAATATACTATTGCATTCATAGATGAGGTATCAGAAATTTCAGAAAGAGCTATTGAAGTATTATTTTCTCGTCTTCGTTGGCGCACAGCAGAAACATTTAAGACTGCCAGAATGATGATGTCAACCAACCCTTGTATTAATTGGGTACGTTCGCGTTTTGTACAAGACGATGAAGGAAATCCTGTATTATGCAAAGAAGGCGAGGCATACGTACCATTCTCTGTTTTTGATAATCCAGATATTCAGTTTGTACAGACCTATGTCGCTGCCTTAAACAAAATTACGGATCGAGCAACACGAGAAAGACTTTTATATGGAAACTGGGATTTTGTTGACTCAAATCTTATGGCTGCATATTGGAATTTTGATGGCGAAAAACATCTTATTGAACGGTTAAGGGAAAAAGTTTATGATCCGATGAAACCAATCATATCAGGATGGGACTTTAATGTCGCTCCATATATGAGTGAGATGGAGTTGCAGATTAATTATGAGAAGAAAGAAATATATCTGCTGGAAGAAAACTTAGGTAAACCAGAGAACAAAGAAAACAATACCCCCAAATTATCTCAAAAAATAAGAGACAAACACCTCCAGAATCAGCATATAGGCGGAATAATTATAACAGGAGACCCAGCAGGATTAGCACGTAGCACGCAAACAGAAGAAGGTGTCAACAACTATACTATTATAGTGGACAATATGAAAAACAATGTACTAAGGCCTCGTATAAAATTGCTTCAGAAGCAGCCGCCACAAAGTACTCGGTTGGAGTTTGTCAACGCTATATTAAACGGGTTTGACGGTTGGAAATTCATGGCAGATCTACGGTGTCGTAAATTTACTGAAGATATGATATATCAGCAGAAGAACTCTGACGGCACCAAATCCAAGAAAAAAGTATTAAACCCAAAAACCGGTGGAAAAGAAGAAAAATATGGGCACTTATCGGACATCTTGGATTATGTATTAGTGTTGTTTCTCTGTGACTCATGGAGACGGTTCCAAAATCAAAAGACAACAATTGAAACATATACAGCACCAGTCTATAACACTTTTGAATATTAATTATGTATAGAAGGTTTTTAAACAAAAACGATTATCTGGGTATCATTACGGAGGATGCCTTATCGCAGCTTACCCGTGGGAAAGATATTTGTTTTGTGCAGGCAGAACAAGCCGCTGAAGCATCTATTATGGATTACCTTACTGAAAATTACGAAATTGAACGCGAACTAAATCGAGGTAAATTCATCTTTGAATATGATCGAAGAATCAGTTATCCTATAGGATGTCATTTTTACCTTGACGGAAAAATATGCGAGGTAATTCAAGCTATCAATGGCTACAAAGCTCCTTGTCCTATATCT